GCCAGATGGTGTTGTTGGTGCGCTCCATCATCGTCTGGTCTGTGGTGTAGATCGAGACGTTGCGGGACAGGACAAGGGCGTCTTGGAAACCTTCAAGGAGGTTTTCAAAAGCTACCCGTTCTTCTTTGCTGAATGCATTAGCCATAACTTAGGATTGGTTTTTTAACTGACGTTTGAAAGCAATTACTTTGGTCATGTCGCCGGTGCGCGATGCTTCTTCACGCAACCGTTCCAACTGAGCGTTGGACGAGTCAAGACTCCCGTTTCCGTTAATCTTTTTTTCAGGAGGAGGAGCTTGTTTTCGAGAGGTCACAGTCAGTTGGGTTTCTAGTTTTGCTACAGCAAAGGCGAACTTAACGGGATCAGTAATCTCGCCCAGTTCTTTTGCTTTCTTTGGATTCTTACCCAAAGCATACACAACTACAGCCGGGTTTTGAGCCCCCTGAAGAATGATTCCCTGTTGAGTAATATTCAGAGTTTCAAGAACAGTCTCTTCAGCGTCTTCAAAATCAGATACTTTTAGTCCAGATTTAGACTGGGTATAGCCTTCCAACTTCTTTTGCCAAGATTCCTGTTCCGCCTGCTGCTTGAGTCTTTGCTTGGCATCAGTCTCTTCAGACTGTCGCTTTCGCTCAAACCAACCAGCAAGTTCGTTCTCGAACTTATCTGAATCGTAATCACAGTCCTCAAGTGTCGGTTTCTTGCCAGTAACAACAGGAATTTGCTCTGCTGTTGGATTAACCGCCTTGAGTCTTTCCTCAAGTTCGCGCTTCTCACGCTGCAACTCTCGGTAGTTCTTTCTCAGGTTGCGCACCCATTCGGGCGCCTGCTTCTCTTCCTCTTCCTGGGGTGGCGATTCCCCTGCGATAGTAACTACAGTTTCGTCTCCGGGATCTTCAGTTTTCTCAGGCTCCGTATTTTCTACGGCCTCTGTTACGACTTCAATCTTATCGGATACTTCTTCTGTTGCTTTATCGTCTGCCGGTGTGGTGCTATTCATAAGTCTAAAACTATCTCAACGCAATAGAAATTAACTATTGCATTGGCTGGGCGGGCTGAGTCAAGCGGTCAGCAAGCGCAAAAATGCGTTCTTGATCGGTTGAACTCACCTTGGAAAGCGTCTCAGTTGTCTTGGCCCGCGCCTCTTCAGCCTTAGCCACAGCAAGAATACTGTCTGCCTGCGCTTTAGAAGCCCGTGCAATGGCCTCTTCACTGGCTGCCTGCAAGTACTGCGCCTGTGGGTCAGGCTGGGCATTCTGAGCCGCTACAGCCATTTCCTGCGCTTCTGCCTCTGTAGGCTTGAGCACGCCCATCATCAAGAGCTTCTTGCGGAAGTAGTCGCGAACGTCACTGATCCCTTCGCCTTCCATGTTGAGCATTGCCATGGCAGAGAGCACCTGAGTCATCTCAGGATCCTGAGTCATCGTCATCATGTCGGTCAGCGCCCGGACAGTAGCAAGCCGCTTGGTAGAACTGCTGGGTCCAACAGTGACGACAACGTCGTACTCAGCAGAAGACATGTCGTTTTCGTACTCAATTTCGCCTTCTTCATTAACCACTGGCTTAAGCAGCTCAACGGGTTCCATCTTGCCGGACTCGTGGACGGTCTTCATCTTGCGCCCTTCCTCGATAAAGATGTCACGAGCGATAGACAACCAGATCTCGCCACACCGTTTAATGGCCTTTGCCATGTTAGACATGTAGATGAAGGTCTGCATGTCGAGGCGCTGCTGGATGAGTTCGACAGTCTTGCCACTCAGGTGACTGACCATCTTGTCTCCTTGCCCTGGGGAGCCTAGGATCTCCTGCATGTCCACTTCAGTAAGCTGCAACAGAGCAGCCATAGAGGGCGGCAGAGCGGGAGGCTTCGTGTAGGCCACAGGACCGCCAATGATGGGGTTCCCGTTGGCATCTGTCATCGTGTTGATGAGCAGGTACGGGTAGTTCTTGAGGTTGTCCTCGGCCCACATGAGCTGGTGCCCGGCCACCTGTTCAGGCACTAGGATGGGCTTCTCCATGGCTGAAAGCGCACTGATCTCGCCCAGCTTACTCAACTGCATGTTCTTGAGGCGCTGGGCGTCCTTGGCAAGGCGCACATGGCCCATGCACCGCTCGACGTTGTCTACGAACCAACGCTTCCCGTACACAGGGATGATCGGAATGTTCTTGCCGGCAATGTACCCACAGTCTTCAAGGATCTTGGCCCCTGACATGATGTACTTACGGACCTTACGGGTCTTGATCTTCTTGCGCCGGACTTCTTTCCAGCCAGTCGCGAGCATCTCTTCTTCTTTATCGAGTTCCTCGGGCCTGAGAGACTCTTCTTTTCCATTGAAATCCTTGTAAATCCGAATCTGCTCAGAGACTTCTTCCACCTTGTAATACTCAGCAACGTACACAACTGAAGGAGTGTACCAGTCGAACTGGGAGCGAGTAATCGTCTTGGGCCAGGTGGACGGGTCATCATCGTACTCGGCCTTGTAGGCGTCCCTAGTCATGCTGGTGAGCACAAAACACCGCTTGGCGTCTGCCTTATCCTGTCTCTTGGCGCCCAAGTCAAAGTAGACGCTAGTGTCAGCGTCAAAGATGGGTTCGATACACACGCGCTGCTTTTCGTCCTCGGGATCTTCCTCGTTCTGGTACTCAGTCCTCAGTCTCCACGCCCCAAACCCACCCATAACAGCCTCTTCAAAGGCGTTGTCGTAGGCTTCCTCGGCGCCTGAGTCCTGTTCATCAGCCCTGTAGAGCCCGGCACAGGTGTCAGCGAGCTTGTCGTACTCTTCTCCTTCTTTAGAAGAGAAGTTCACTGTGATCCTGTTGTTACGATATTCGTTAATGATCCGAAGGACCGCCATGTGGATCTTATTGACCTCGAACCTAGGCTTGTTCTCGAACTGATCGCCAAGAGGGCCTTCCCATTGGGCGCCGGCCAGTGAGCAAAACCTGCGGTCCCCAAGGCAGTTCATGCGCTCCTGGTACATGGCGCTTTGAATCTGGTCGAACTCTGCGCGGGCAGCTTGGTGGATAAGGGAAAGTTTGTCTTCGGTCATCTCTTGAAAAAGTTAATCACTGGCATCACAAATGAGCTATTCTTCTTTGTACCATACTTAGACGGAATAGCAGCTCTACTCAAGCCACTAACTACTAAATACCGTGTCGCGTCCATCAAATGGTCGTTATCTTTTACCACACGCCCCTTTTCGTCCCTACGATAAAGGCGAAACTCCGACAGCCAGTTCCGAAGATTCTGGAAAACGCGGAGCTTCCCGGCAGACATCGTCTGCCACACCGTGTAGAGCCCGCTCTCCACGGCGTTGTTTGCAAGCGTTATGTCGAGGCCGTGCCTGCGATACATACCAAGAAGCTGTTGCCCGTCAGTCTGCGCTCGACCGCGACTGGCTGGATCAATTACGCCTGGCATCTCGCCACGGGCTTTGATCGCCTCCGCGTGTAGAATTGGCTCTGCCTGACCGCGGTAGTACTCTGAGTAGAGATACGTCACCTCAGTATCCGGGTTAGTGGCGCCCCAGATGACCGCGGTACGGTTCCAGCCTACGTCCATGCCATAGCAACGCCTCCAGTGCTCTGGGATGGCAAACTCTTCACAGGTAAGCTCACTCTCTGGCACAGGGTAGATAGCCCCTGCACCAAGCTGTGGCACGCCCTTAGAACGAGCATCCCTTTGGAAGGGCGGGATAGACGCCCAAAGCTCGTCCTTCTGAGTCTTAGTCAGGTGCGGGACATCGTCCCAAGTCGCCATCCCTACATACTTGCTTCCTGACGCCTGCTCTTGGACTTCCCCATTTGGCATGAACGACAACACTGTCTCACTCATCCCCATAAGAGGAGTGAACGTAAGCATCGTCATGCCATTATTGGTCATGGTACGAAGCAAACACTCTGTGTAGACATCGAGAGGAGGCTCTTCATCCAACCAGATGACATCCTGTTCAGAGCCTTGAAACGCTTCCCGGCGCTGGTCATACGACTTGAATGTGAGCCTACTCTCACCTCCTGTAGCGTGCCTAACCGTTATAACTTCGATAGCTTCTGCTACACCAGCCTTGGCAGTAGTCTTGATGAGATCTGCCTTAGGGATGAGTCCCGTACCAAACTCCCCGGGCGGCCCTAGTAGCTTCATCTGCAAAATGTCACGAGTCGTCTTGCCGGTGTCTCCAGCCGCCCAGGCACTCACTGGTCTATCAAACTTCCTGCCCTCCCACCAAGCTGGATACCTGCCAGTCATGTGGAGCACCATCTCGTACCCACCAATCGACTCAGTCTTGCCGATACGGTTGGCAGCCATCATGAGGCGCTCCCTATACCGTGCCCCAGCCGTAAAGTAAGCGATATGCTTGGGATACAGTTCACGACGATACTCTCCAGCGTCAGGGAAGTAGGTAGCGATCTTACGTTCCTTCCTACGCCTCAGAGACTCTTCAAGTAAAAGAGTCAGCTCCAAGTTCTTGTCGAGTCCATCGAGTAGATCGCTCATACAAGATCGGGTTCCCCGGACACCATCACACGATGGGCCGGGTATTTTCCGCTTTGCTCAGTCATACCCCCGGGCTGACTGATGAAGCTAAACTTTGGAAGATTGTTCACTTTTGTGCAAGACCTTAAACGCTTCTAGTGCGTCATTTTTGTAAGAATGTGGACCAACGTAGCAGTCTCGAAGGACACTAGCCAGTAGTGTAGCCATCTGCTTCCACGCCTCTGCACGCTCTGTTTCGTTGCATAAATCATTTGCAAGACTGAGGCTTAGAAAAGTGTCCTCGTCGAGATAGCTCATACTTTCATCACGATGATCTTGTACTCGACTCCGTCTTGAGGACCGCCTTCTAACTCGAAACTAAACTCTTCGTAGTCCATGTCTCTCTCGATGGAGTCCAGCAAAAGCGAGTAAGCCAAGTCAGCGGCTTTCTGAGGCGGTGTAGAGGGTTCTAGTTCCATAAAAGAGGTTCCCAGGTCAGGACTCGAACCTGACGGCCTGCGCTTTGATCCCGGCATTTTGGTCCTTAACCATGAGGGGGCGCTGCTCTACCAACTGAGCTACTGGGAATGTGTTGCCGGTCTCTCCCGGCTGTCACGCCTATAGACGCTTGGCGGCGTTCCCGATTCGGCGTCCCGAAAGTAAGTGGCCCGCCGGTTTGAGGATGCTTGCGCACTAGCCTTGGCGGGCTCTAAAGAAAACTAAGCAGCGGCACTAGGGTCCAAGACTACAGTGGCGGGGTCGTCCAGAATGGCCTGAAGCTCTTCTGAAAGAGGACCAGCGAAGGTCTCTACTAGAGTCTGGCCCGCTGGGGTGAGTGCCACTAGGAAGGCATCTACACTAGCCTTAATCGCCTTGAGAGCCTCACGCTGCTCTTCCACCCTCTTCTCCAGCGTTCCACGCTCTCTACGCACAGCCTTCTTTTTCCTGAGCTTCACAGCTTCCACGTTCCAAGCAGCTTTCAAAGCAACTGAAACTGACTTCTTTAATGCTGTAATCTGAGGATTAGTTTCTTTGCGAACACGAGCCTTACGGGTCTTAATGAGTGTTTCCATAACTCTGGGAGAAATAGCATCAAGAGAGGTTTGTGCAATAGAAAAAGAAAAAGCTGGGGAGCGCCCGTCCCCGGGAGGGGACTGGCTTGGGGTGACTAGGGGAGGAGTCTAAGGGTGATAGGGGTACTTGTTTACT